TTGACATTCTAAAAAATCGATCTTCAATCGAAACGTGGCTTTATCGATTTGGTGACGATTCATCAAACGAGTTTACGGCCCCGGTAGGAAGCTACCCTAGTTATTCGGCGACATACCAATCAACGAGTAGTCTGTCTGGAACAGACAATTGGCTGGGATATTCGATCAGAATAGGCGCGGACTATTTGACTGCTGCCGGTAGCGCGTCTCATTCAAACGGAGCCGCAACAACAGTTACACACAATCTAGGAACGTCGCGATATTGCGTTTTGCTTTTTGAACGTGGCAGCACTAAAGACGTATGGTTTCATCATCCCGATTTTGCCTCTGGATCATTGCTAAAATTTGTTAAAGACGAAGCGTTAGCAAGCTCAACACAGATCACAACTATCGGAGCTAATTCATTTGAAATAGGGTCTGGAGCCGCGACCGCGACCTACAGTTATTTGGTTTTTGCTGATGGTGGCATTGCGGCCATGGGAAAGCATGTCGGCAACGGTGTGGTTAACGGACCTTATATTTCAATGCCCCACAGCAGCGGACTTTTCGCAAGACGTTCCGGCGGCACGCGAAACTTTTGGTCAAATAATGCAGAGGCTCCCGGTTATAACGAGAATACGACATACACCCGGTTCAACAATGTGCAAGCCGAAGGCACTGGCAGTCTTAAAATCGATATGCTCGCGTCGGCAATAAAAATTCGGGACGCCTACGCTGATCAGAACGCAAGCGGCGAAACATATTACTGGTTTTCATTTGGTGAGTTAAGCGGTGGGGGTGAAAGTTTGCCGCCCGTATATGGCCGATAGGAGATTTTGACGATGGAAATTTACAGAGTAGACGGAAAGCAAATACACGCCAATCGAAGCTGGGTTGATAGCTCCGGAACGCGGCACCCAAAAACGTGGTCGTCGCAGTGGACCGCCGAAGAAAAGAAGTCGGCGGGCATCACGAGCGTAGTGCTTCAGCCCTTCCCCGATAACAGACTATATACATCGAGCCACAACGCTGATGGCAGCGTGTCGTCGAGCGCACGGGCGCTTGATGGCGAGCATGGAGTAAAGGCGGCTTTGATTAGCGAGGTCAAAAGCCAGCAAGGCGCTCTACTTGCCCAGACCGACTGGCAAATAATTCGCAAGGCCGACGCCGGAACGGACATCGACGCAAAGGTAAATAGCTGGCGATCTGCGATACGCGACAAAGGCGATGCGTCTGAGGCTTTGATAAGTGGAGCTGCGGATCACGCGGCGCTGGCGACATTGCTCGATGCGGGTACGTTGTTTGACTGGCCGGAACTCGATGACTAAATATAAACTTTATTGATGCTTAGTGTAACTTTAATGGAGCCTCGGATATGGCGTACGGAAAACAACAGAGAAAACAAAAAAAGCCTAAAAAGACGGCAAAGAAAATGCCCAAACGAAAACTGTACCCAAAAAAGAAAAGGTATGCGTAGTCGATGGAATTGGACTTTCGTATGCTGTTTAGTTTGGGGACTGCGCTGTGTACGGTAGTGGCTGCGTTTGTGGTAGTTAAACAAAAGGTGTCGGAAGTCGAAAAAGCTATTAATGTGCTATCCAAAAAATACTCCGTAATGGACACTGCGCTAGATAACAACAATATGCAGACTGAAAGTCTTGCTAAGGCGGTGGATGTTCTGCGTGAAATTAACAGCCCCAAGCAATTGAGGGAGGCGACCAGAGAACAAGAGAACCACGCGGTGCGCTTGACTACGATAGAAGGGCAGACTATCCCGGCAGTCTTAGAACGTGTGGCTAAACTGGAGCATCAGCATAATGGACGCCACCCGCCTATTATATAAGTGTGCATTTTTACTAACACTTATAAGTGCGACATTCTGCGCCGCAGCAGAAACCCCTGACCGAATAGTAGCGGGTCAGTGGTTTTGTAACGCGAAGTGGATACACTCGGTGGTCGAGGCGGACAAGCATTCAGATAAAGCCGGAAAACACGCAGTCGATGTGGGGGTAAAAACCGGCCAGTGTTTTGCGTACCACCTTCCAATTCCTGTACGTGTTGTAAATGTTTTAGGCTTATACAAGGACAGTAATGGTAAAGAAGTAGAGATATTGGGTGTGGTTCCAAAGGTAGACAAAGAAGGCAAAAAAGAAGTATACCCTGTTCAATACATTATTGTTCCAAAAAACGTAAAAGGGACAGAGGTGTAATATGATTAGTTTACTAGGCTCTCTATTGGGGTTTGGCACGTCGTTTCTTCCGAAGGTAATGGGTTACTTTCAGGAAAAGCGGGACCAGAAGCACGAGCTTGCTATGATGGATAAGCAGCTTGAGCAGAAGATAAAGCTAGGCGATCAGAAACTACAATTTATCAATGTAGAAGCTGACATCCGCGAGACAGAAGTTTTACAAAAGTCTCACACAGAGGTAACCAAGCAGTCCAGTAAGTGGGTTGTAAACCTGTCGGCTACGGTGCGCCCCGTGATGACCTACCTCCTGTTTTTTGAGTTTATTGGGCTGACGTATCTGCTGGCCTTTGGTGCCATCGACGGGACCCTGTACTCACTAATATGGTCGAGCGAGATGCAGGCAGTGTGGGCTGCGGTGGTGTCGTTCTGGTTTGGACAACGCACATTTAACCGCAAATGAAAATAAACGACGCGGGTCTGTATATCATTAAAAAGTACGAAGGCTTCAGTTCTAGCGTGTACGTGTGCCCGTCAGGTCGAGCGACTATTGGATATGGCTCGACATGGGACGACAGCGGTGACCCGGTCACTCTTGACCACGCTGACATCACAGTTGATGAGGCGGAGGGGTTACTGCGACAAGAGGTAGCGCACGTTGAGAAGGCAATTGGACGCCTCACCAAGGGTTCTCTTACCGACAATATGTTTTCCGCGCTGGCGTCTCTTGTCTACAACATTGGAAGCGGCGCGTATCAGCGATCCACCCTAAGAATGAAGCTCAACCGGGAAGACTACGCTGGTGCGTGTGGGGAGTTTCCTAAGTGGCGTAGAGGTGGCGGAAAGATATTACCCGGCCTCGTTAGACGCCGAGAGGAAGAGGCCGCTCTGTTTCTCTTATAGAAATGACCAAGCCTGACGAAAACTTACGCCCATTCTGTACACCCCTACAGTGGGAGTACATGCTCGCAGTCGAAAAGTGGGGCGGCGTAGCCGAGGCGGCGCGTCAATTAGGTCGAAATCAATCTACTTTAAGCCACGCAATTAACGGTGCAAAACAGAAAGCAGCGCTAAGCGGATATTCGCCTGAGCATGGGTGGGATACACCAACGCCTGACGGTTACGTGGTGGCGGGCATGTCTACGCTGTACGACGCTAGGACAGGCGCTGCTAAGCTCCGGTGGGAGAAGGTGTCACAGGATAAGCAGGCGCAGCTAAAGTTAATGAGAGAGGCTGTGGAGGCGCTTAAAGCGGAGATACCCCCCGCCAAGAAAGTCAAAGCACCTAAAAAAGCGGACGAAGATTTGGCGAACGTGTACGTCATAACAGATTACCATTATGGTATGCTGGCGTGGAAGCCCGAGACGGGTGAACAGTGGGATATTGAGACAGCGCACAACACCCTAATTCAGTGTTACACCAAAATGCTTGCGGCTAGCCCCGACACGTCTGTGGGTATCTTAGCCCAATTAGGCGACATGCTGCACACAGACACGATGATCCCGGTCACGCCCACCAGCGGGCACATATTAGACCAAGACAGCCGATACCAGAACATTGTCCGCAACGTCATATACACGCTTCGATGCCTTGTAGATATGATGTTGAGAAAACACTCCTGCGTACACGTTATCCAAGGCGAGGGAAATCACGATATGTCGTCTAGTGTGTGGCTGCGGGAGTTGTTTGCAGCGTTGTACAGGGACGACCCCCGTGTAACCGTAGACACAAACCCACTGCCGTACTACGCGTACCAATTTGGTGAGGTGATGCTGGCATTCCACCACGGTCACCTACGCACGCCTAAAGACTTGGCGTCGGTATTTGCGGCGCAGTATCCTAAAATGTGGGGGGATACGTCGCACCGATACGCCCACTGCGGACACCTACATCACAAAGTCGAAAGGGAAGACGCTGGGATGACTGTAACCCAGCACCGGACGCTAGCACCAAAAGATAGTTACGCTGCCCGTCATGCGTACTACTCTATCCGGGCGGCAGAATGCCGCACTTACAGTCGCAAGCATGGAGAGGTCGGCACGACGACAGTCACGCCGGGTATGTTAGATGTTTAAACATGAAGAAAGAGAGCCGGGGCTGTACCCGTTTCACACTGACGATGGTGTCTTTATAGACGTTATCAGTGATGTGGGTAAGACCCGGCAAATAGATAGGTATCAAATTAAGGACGTCTCAGAGCTACTCCGAAACCTCGGTGTTCTCCCTAGCGCCCTTGACGTTTAGGATGCCGCTGACGTTACGGCGTATTTCGGACAGCTTGTCCATTGTGCGGTAAACATGCGCCTGCGCCGTCTGTTGACGAATGGCGTTTTCGGTGCGGTCGAACATCTCAGCGAGGCTGGAGGTGTCCCACCCTTGACTGTATAACTCCAGCATTTTTGATTTGTCTTCTTTCTCCCAGCTACGGCCTCCCATCACGCTGCCTCCTCTTCGTCTGTGCCTAAAATTGACGTTTGCTTATCGTCAATCACGCTCTCCTCGTCTCGCCAGTCGCTGTCGCTTAACTCCGCCGCATGATCCTCGGCTTTAACTTTCACCCAATTCTCCGACGGCGGTGCCCACCCATCAACAGTACCTATCACGTTGTGCGGCACGTCAACCTCGACAACGATGGACTGCTGGACTTCCCGAATAACTTGGACTTTATATATCATCTACCTTCTCCTTGTGTTTACTCTTCCGAGTATATGATGTCCGATCTCGGACGACTTTGTGGCCGTGGTCTCTAAGCCACCTCCAATATGGGTCGCGGCGCTTTATGCCCGACCCCTTCGTGCGTTTACTTGGCATCCCAAGTCCCCTTTAACTTCACGAGGGCAGCGGTAGGACTTACCGTGTGGCCCACTGGAGCCCTTGTCCTCGTCGTTGAACATCTCACCCATACGTGAAATGAATGTGCGATCTAAGCCGTACTTGGTTGCGGCTTCGCGATCATAGCGTATAGCCATGAACACGTCGTATAACTGAGCGCCTCGGACAGCGCGGCGATTGTTGTAATCTTTTCTGCACTTGGTAGAGCAAAATTTAGAGTGGGCTTTTTTAGCTGTGTACTCTTCGCCGCACTCTTGACAAACCCGCTTGTTTTCTTGAGCCATTTTTGGCCTCCCGTCTAGCTATATCAGTCACTGATATATCATATAGTACGACTAGACGGGAGATGCAACCACAAAATTTAATCCTTGTAAAATTGCTGCAAAAAATCCTTAGCCAGTGTTTTGAGTTCAGCTTCAGCGCGGCCTTTTGGAACCCAGAAGCAAACCCGCCTCCACCCTGACTCAAGTTTACGTTTATTATAGCGTCTCTGCGCGGCGGCGTGGGATAGCCGCTGATGCAACTCTGAATTATCGGACATCCGCTATCTCCATTTTAATGCGGCGTGCCCGCTCCTCATCTAGGACTAGACAAATGCACCGGGCGTACCCGGCAATGTCTTTCATACTGTCCAAATGGGTGTAGTCATGCGCTAAACGCGCTAGCTTGACGCCAATCATTTCAAGGCAATGTCGTATCTCCGGGTGTTTGCAATCCGACACAGCCCGCTTGATAAGTTCAACTTTCTTAAAATCGTCTAGCGGGTGACCGTACTCTTCCATGCGCTCAACGGTCACGGTAGCGCCCAAGTCAAATTTACGCGTTAGCGGACCCCGGTTGTCACCGAGGTCCGCATCCTCATTAAATAACTCTTCCTGCATAGCTCCTCCTAAAAGTGTTTGCGACACTCTGGACCGATACCGCTTGCCAGACTGTCTGGGTGGGTGAGGGTGCGGCCACAGCGGCAGCAGTGTCCCTCGTGCTGGATTTCAACTTGCTCAGGCAAGTTGTTCTGGCTCAGGTGCCGCAGCACCCAATCCAGAGCCTTGAACGACGGCGCGTCGGGGCGGCCTTTGCGCCCTGCAACCAACTCGGGGCGGCGGAAGGCCATCTTGTTTAACGGGATGAACCCGATGAACTGGAAGTCGGCCTCGTTGTCCGGTCCGCTAAGAACCGACACAAAAAACGGGGTTGTGTGATCCCGCTTGTTGGACTGACCGTCCCAGCCCTGCGACACCTTAAAGGTGAAATGCGTGCCAGTCTTCTTAGACTGAATGGTAATTTTGGCGTTTCCGCCACTCAAGAATGTTACTAAATCGTGTGCTGTTTCAAACATTTTTTGTCTCCTTGTTGATACACAAAATATAGTGAGTATCAGTGTCTGAAACAACCCCTTAATTTAATTTTCCCCAATTAATTCCAATACCGCCCTCAACTAAATCCTCCGTAGGGCCGTCGGGGAAGACATCTAGGTATCCGTCGATCATGTCCTTGTGCATTATTTCAAGCAGTTGAGGTGCGTCCCGACTAGACGCATCGTCAATAAGGGCGTCGTGAATAGTGGACACCATGCGGGTGGTACGCTGATGCCCTGCCTCCCTAAGCGCGTCTAGGGTGTCCTTATGGCGTTTAATAGCTTTAGCCATAACTGACAGCGCGGCACGCTGCACCGGGTAGTTAGCGCAGCGGGGAAGCTCTGGCGTGCGCCCCATGTAGATCGTGCCACCATCGACAACGCGAATGTAGCCCGTGCGTGTTGCCTCACCCATCATAGTGTGACGATAGTCGAAGGCTTTGGGATAGCGGTTAGCCCAGAAGTCGATATAGCCCTGCGCCTCCTCTTCTTCGCAGCGCATGGTCACCGACAGACCACCCGCACCGCTACCGTATATGATGCCAAAGCTAACTGCCTTGGCGGCAGTCCTAGCGGCCTTACCCTCCGGGGTAGTCTTATCGATAGGTGCGCCCGCAATAACCGACGCAACCTCGGCATGGACGTCTCCGTCTACGACGTCCGTAAGCAGTTGGTTGTCTTTGGACAGCAAAGCTAGCACCCGCAACTCAATGCCGCTGTAGTCTAGGCTGACTAACTTCCTGCCGGGGCCAGCGACAAACGACCGGCGCACGCTGGTATGTTCGCCTAGTAGCTCACGATCCCGAGGTATCTGCTGTAGGTTGGGGCCACTGCTGGAAAAGCGTCCAGTCTTCGCCCTGCCAATATTATACCGAGCCCGTACCCTCTTATCCGTATGCTTGTCGGACTGCGTTATGAGGGTCTGCCCAAAACTAGACAGATACTTCGACAACGTCTTGTAGGCTGCCAGCGCGTCAAACAATTCGACCAGCGGCGGGTGGTCACGAAACGAGGCGGACACCTTACGCAGGACTTCCGTAGTGGTGGATAACTGCCCCGTCTTCTCTGTCCGATCCCAATTCTTTAATACGTTATCGGGCATGACACGGGCTAGAAAGTCCGACCATTGGGATAGTGAATTTATGTTCGCGACGTCTGCCTCAGAGACATGGTTTCGTATGGTCTTAACCTTGTCCGCCTCAAGTTTCTCCCACTTCTTTATCAGAGAGCGGTGGTACTTCTGATCCACCAGCATCCCCGTATCTTCCATTTCGATTATGGCCGGGACCATGTCTTGAAAAAGATGCGCGGCCTGCATGTGGTTGGGGTCAGTGCGCTCGACCCAGTGTTCGTACAGACGCCACGTCAGGTCTGCATCAAGGTAGCTATAGTCAAACTGCTCTTTTGATAATTTCGGAGCGGACCAATCTGACACCTGTAGTTGCTTATCCATCGTGACTTTCAAGTCCCACTCGCAACATTGTGCCAAGCTGTAGCCGCCACCACCTAGCTTGGCCCTGCGGATGTATCCGACGTCCATGACCGTGGGATGGGCGTCCGCAGCATAGAACCACCTAAGCTCGAAACCCGCGTTAAACACAATCCAGCAAACGCCGTCGATGGCGAACAAGTCGGCGCACGCTGCAAATCCTCCCTTTATTTTGTGGAAGTCCACGACGGCCTTAACGCTGCCGTTGGCAATCGAGGCCAGCCGCACGTAGCCGTCTCTGGGGTGCAGGGACGTAGTCTCAAAGTCTAAAGCGCAGGCACCTTTAACGCGTGCCAGTAACTTCTTTAAACCGGACAGAGTGGATA